TTAAAAGCGTTTTGTATTGATAGAGTAAGATCCTATCACTCTGCCAAGTATCTCTATCTCTCCAAACTCTCCTAATGATATAGGCTCATACTCTTTGTTATCGCTGACTAGCTGAAGTGGGCGTTTTTTAAGGCGTTTGACAAAAAGCTCATTTTCAAAACGCACGACATAAATAGCGCCTTCACTTTGAGTATTGTCTTGCTGAAATACCACAAGCTCACCCTCTTCTATGGTCGGTTGCATCGAGTTTCCTACGCATGGAATAATGCCGATATTTGCTGTACTATGAGCACCAAACATAAGGCGTAAATCTTGCTTTTTAAATGGTAAAAAATCGCAGTCATTCCCAAAATCTTGCGTACCAAAACCAGCACTTACGGCACCATCTTTAAAAAATGGCACATAAATGGTATCTTCTTTGACGCTAATAGATATATTGTCTTGTGACTTTTTAAGGTTTGGAGTGTTTAAAGGCTTATTGCTGGACAAATTTTGCGATTGACGAACTATTGACGACAATTTTTTATTTTTTGACGAACTTATTGACGACTTATTGACGACATATTGACGACAATCATCATAAAAGTAATTTACATCTATTTTGAATTTTTTTGCTAGTTGTTCTATAAAGTCAGTTTTTGGTTTTGTAGTTCCATACTCATAGCTTTGCAAAGTGCCATACGCTATGCCAAATTCTTTAGCAAATTCTTTTTGACTAATGCCATTTTCTTCTCTTAATGTTCTAATTTTATTACCAATCATATTTTTACCTATTTTTTTATGTTATACTCTTGACAATACACAATTATTTATGTATAATTTCAAAACAAATTTAGAAAATTTTATCACAAAAAGATAAATTTAACAAATGTTATTTAAATTTTTATTGTTAAACCAAATTTTAAGGAGATAAAATGAGTAAGTTAAAAGAGCTAGAAGTGGGGCAGCGTCAAGAAAGAGACGCTTTAATAGCTAAGATGTTTTTAGAAGAAGATGCTACAGAGGTGTTTAAGAGAGAAAAGAGACAACTACAAGGGTACGATTTGACACCTGTAGTTGTGATTTTGTCTAACGAGATTCGCAGACTTCGTCAATCATCTCAAGTGCTGTAATATACCTGTTTGTGATATATTCTACACTATCTTGAGGCAGTAAGTGTGGCTCTAATGATTTTTTAGAGGATATTTGGATTGCTTCGTCAAAGCATCCAAATTCTTTTAAAATTTTTATAGCTAGTTGCTCTTTAGCGTTTTGGCTTAAAATTTCCATTTTAATGGCTCCCTTCTATAAGATATGTTGCAACTTTATTATAGCAAAAGGAGCTTTTAAAGTGGATTTTGGTTTAACAATAAAAATACCAAATAAAGGAGTAAAAGTGGGTAAAAGAGTAACGCCTATAGCAAAGTCTGTAAAGCAAAAAACTAAATACGATTTAAAAGATTATTGCCAGATGCGCGGCCTTAGCTTAAGCAGCCTATATAAAGGCTACGTGAGCCAAAAGGCTCGTAAAATACTAGAAAAAGATGGGATAAAAGTAGCGTAATATGTGGGTAGATAGTAAGACTGCGGCTGGTGTTTTGGGTGTAAATTTAAGAACTTTGCAACGCAAGGCGATTAACGCTCAAAATAAATGTCAAAAAATTTTAACTATTGATACACAGAAAATTATGTATCAATTTATTTTTAGTAGCCGTGGTGGCTCAAGCGGTAAAGTCCTTCAAATTTGGCTAGATGATGAAAAATTTAGTCAATCATATAAAACAGACAAAAACATAGAGGTTAATAATGAAGAGATTAGCGATACAGACACTACCATGGTTAATACTAATAGTATTAGTAGCACCGGGCTTAGCGTGGATACTAGATATGATGAGTGCTTTGACCTGGAAAATGTGCGAGATGGCGAGCTTATGGGGGATAAAGATGTTTTTGCAAGCACAAAAAATAGCTTAAAACAGGTAGTAAAAAACGAACCTAAAACCTCCATAAACATAAAAATCAAGGATCTTGAAAACATGAGTAGAGCAAAAGCCGTAACCGAACTAAACGCTTGTCCGAAGGGATTTTCAAAGACTTTATGGGGAAAGCAAACAGCCAAAAAGCACGGCGTGAGTTTAAAGACGCTTTACTCATGGGCGAAGTTATTTAAAAGCGATGAAGTAAATGTAAAAGACGATGAGCTAAGCATTGATTTTAAGGTTAGTTTTAAAAGCTCTAGCTTTGAGATGAGTGCTTTACAATGGGCGGTGGGCTTTATGCTGCATAATCCTTTAAGCTCAAAGACGTTCACATACGAACAGCTTGAAATTTATGCACGTAAAAACAACCTAAAAATAGGCTCTTACAAAAGTTTTGCAAGATTAATCGCAACACCTGAGATAAAAGCCATGCTACTTCGTGCAACCGCAGGCGATAGAGGGGTTAGAAACGAGATAGCTTCTTTTTTGATACGTGATCTAAACTGCTATGAGAGTATGGAGCTAGTGTGCGGAGATCAGATAGTATTTGACTTTAACGCGATAAGCCCTGACGGAGAGGTGATAAACCCAAACGCTTACGTATGGATAGATATGGGAAGCGGTGCGATAATAGGCGTAGATGTGGTGTTTGGCAAATATAACCGCCTAAGCGTAGGAAATAGCCTAAAAATGGCTATGCGTTTTGGATTGGCTGACGCAATATACACAGATAACGGCAAACCGGAGCTAAGTAACTACATCGAGCAGGTGCGAAGTCAGCTAAGCGGTATAAAATTTAAGGACTTTGACGACTTAGCCCCAAATATGAGACATAAAAAAGCAAAGCCCGGCAACTCACGGGCTAAACCTATCGAAAACATCTTTAACCACGTGCAACGTCGTATGGCTGAGATGATCATATCAGAGTGCGGCGGTGGGGTGAGCTACCATAAAGACAAACGCGAAAATCAAGAAATTTTAAAAAAATATATGAAGGAAAATCCTCTGAATTTCGATGGTTTTATAAGCTATTTTGAAAAGGCGGTCAGGTGGTGGAACGAACACTATAACACAAGCCGAAAAATACATCCTATGGCATCGTTTTTAGAAAAACTTGAGGCTAAGCCAAAGGCTGTGTTTGATGAAACTACGCTTGATTTTATATTTAGCGAAAGACGAAGCATAAAGGTAAAAAATAGCTCGGTAAGCCTAATGATAATGAATGAAAGACGAACTTATAGTCATCCAAAACTTAGCAAATTAAACGGCGAGAGCGTGGAAGTAAGGATAAATGAGAGAGACTACGAGTACGTAAATATCGTAGATATTGATAAGCATAGATTGATTTGCGAAGCAGCACTAATGGATAGGGTAGATCCTAGAGATCACGCCAAAGTAAGTGCGATAATCGCAAGAAACGAAAGCGTGGTAAGAGCCGTAAGAGAAGCGTTTAGCTACTACTCAAATTTTTATAAACGCACAAATACCATCATGCCTTATACTAGCTTGGCACACGAAACCAAAGTAAAAAATGAGAAAACTAGAAAAATCAATAAAAAAATAGCAATGAGCAACGAAGAGCTGCTTAATGCTATGTGAGCGAACACCTGCAGAGGACAACGACTGCTCGTTGTCCGTGTGTGAGGGAAAAAGCGGAGCATATCGCCAAAGCGATGCGAAGCAATGAGAAAAAATAAACCTTAAAAAAGGAGATAAATATGACTTTAAAAGAGAAATTTGAGGCATGCAAGGCTTACGGCGTAACAAATGCGGTATTAGCCAAGCATATAGGTAAGGGAGAGGGCACCGTAAGCGGTATTCTAAACGATAAATACGACTCGGCAAACGCTGAGCTTTATAGGGCGTCAATCGAAGCGTTTTTAGACAAAATAATCGCTAAAAACACGCCTATAAACGATACGCAAGTGCCTAAAAGCGAAGTTTGGCTAAGTCTGGCTCAAGAGAAGATTAGAGATAGGATTTTTAAAATGAATGCCACAAATTACAGCTTTTTTGAGCTGATTTTGGGCGATAGCGGTATGGGGAAGACATATTTGCTTGAAATGGTAACAAAAGAGCTTGGCGGAGTATATGTAAAAGCACGTAAAAGTCTAAGTGCAAGTGCGTTTATGAGCCTACTTTTAAGAGCTGTGGGAGAAAAACCGGGTCATGGGAACACGGACGATAAATTTGAGCGTTTTTGTGAGGTTATAAGCAAAAATAAAACGCGTCTAATCGTGATAGATGAAGCCGATCTTTTCGTGCGCGATAACGATTTAACCTTTGAGCGAAAATTTGAGCTTTTAAGAGAGATTTACGAATATGCAAAACGCCTTAATCTTGGCGTAACGGTTATAGCCGTGGGACTTTTGGAGCTTAAAAATAAGATAGATAAACTTGGCGGATATTTACAAAGCCGCCTAACATACTCTCCCAAAATGACTTTAAGCAAAGACGAGCTTTTAAAAATAGGCGAGATGTCAGGACTTAATAGCGATGTGTGCAAGTATTTAGCAGAGTGCGAGAACGCTAGATTTTTTGAAAAGACGGCACTGAATATGGCTATAGGCTACGAAGAGCGAGCTGCTGCAAACCTAGTATATCAAGTAAGGAGGTAGGTAATGAGAGTTGATCAGGAGCTTAGAGAACTAGTAAGAAATTTTGAAAGTAAAGGATTTAAGATGAGTATCAACGAACAAGGCGAGATAATGGGCGTAAGAAAAGGAAAAATGATAAAGGGACAACGAGCGGATTATTCAAGCTCTTTATTTAAAAAAGTTGGCAGATACATAGTGAGAAACGCAGACTGCAAGATCGTAGATGTCGCAGCTTAAATTGATTTTACAGTGGGCTAAATTTAGCCTCTGATAAAGTTAAATTTAAAGAAAGGAGAACGGATGAACGAGCGAGTAAATGTCTATGTAGCATCACCGTATGCCGCTATTAGGTGCAGCGACGATATAAGACGGCATTTAGCGAAAAAAATCGCCCTTGACGAATGCACTAGGATAATGAATGTCGGCTTTACGCCAATTAGTCCCGTGCTTAGGCTTGAGGGCAAATTTGATGAAAAAACGCAGCGAGACGAAGCACTAAAAGCAGGTCTAGAAATGCTAAAGCAGTGCGATTATTATTATGAAAGCACACATCTAGATACGGCAAATTCACAAGGTGTAAAAAGCGAGCGAGAGTTTGCCAAGGCAAACGACATCCCAAAAATGGTGCTCAATAAAGATGGGCAGGCTGAAATTTGCCTATGGCTTTAAAATTTAAGGTGGTAAAGGCTAAGAAAAACTTAGCTGTTTGCCTAAAATACGGATATGTCTTAAAAGCAAGATATATCAAAAAATTTAATGTAGAAAGGGAGATAAGAGATGGCAAGCTTAGATAAAAAACTAGTGAGCAAGGTGCGAAGCAGGACAAGCACTGCTGTTTGTCCGAGCCGAAGCGAAAAGGCGGAGTATGTCGCCCTGCAACACGTAGCCACTAAAAAGCCTAAAAAAGGCAAAAAATCTAACAAAGGAGATAAAAAATGATAGTAAAAATAGGCAAAAACGAGCAAGAATTTAACAATATGCTTTTAGAGCGTGCGGTAAATGAGTTTTGCAATGTAAAAGCACAAATAGAGGAGTTAAACGAAAGACTTAGCGACCTTAAAGATGAAATAGTCATAATAGCTAAAGATATGCTTGAAGGCAACGAAAATACCACCATAAGCTTTTTGACGACGACAAAGGGAGTAAAAATAAGTTTTGGCTGGAAAATAGAATTAAAGGATGGTGAAAAATTAAAAGCGTTGCTTGGCGACAATTTTGACCTACTCGTAACAACAGATATCGTCTATAAGCCCGAAAAGAAATTAAAAGAGCTTGCACTAAACGATGACGGATTAAAAGAGTGTCTTGAGATAAAAGAAAAAGCTCCGTCAGTGAGTGTGATATAAGGATATAAAATGCTAATTGACGCGATATTTTTAAACATTTTTATGCTTCTTATGTTGTTTATAACCGCAAAAGCTTTTAATTACAAATCAAAAAAACATTTTAAATTAAATTTTATTCAAAAGTTAGCGATTTTCTTACTTTTAGTAAGCACACCGTTTATTGGAACACTGATTTGCTTTATGTGTATTATGCAAGTTCTTTCTGATTTTAAGGATAGAAAAGAAAAAGATATAAATAATCTTTAACGAAAGCCGTATTTTACGGCTTTTAATTAAGGATTAAAAAGGCATAAAATGACAACTAAACAAAAAATTCATATAGATAATTTAGCCACTAATAAAAGAGCTTTGTATCAAGCAAGGCTTAATGACATAATAAATTATGACTTAAGTTTCTACCGATTTAAAAACGGAAAGCTAAATATCTCAAAAATGGCTAGATGTAGCGGTTTAAGTCGTAGTTTTTTAACTAAATATTTGTGGTTTAAGGGGTTATAAATGAGTAAAAAGCAAGAGAACTATCGCAAAGCGTTACTAGCCATAGTCCATACCCACCCGTTTTACAAACATGCAAAAGAAAACGAGGCTTGGGGAGAGTTTTTAAGCAACTGGGGCGTTGATAGTTCAGCAAAGCTTAGTATAAAAGAGCTAGTTAATTTAATAGCTGTTATGGACGGTAAAGAAAAACCTAAATCAAAAGATAGTCAGTTCGCCACCAGATCTCAAATATACGCCATAGAAACTCTTTGGCAAAAGGTGGCTAAAGATAGTAGTTATAGAGCGTTACTTATGTTTATAAAACGAATAACTAAAAATTTATATTTAAAAATCGAGTATTTGAAAAAACACGAGGCCTCAAAGGTGCTAATAGTGCTTAAAAAGATGGAGAATAACTAAAAATGCTATGTCCTAAATGTGCTAACGATAAAACATTTGTCATCAAGACCTTAAAGGGTCTAAAAAATATCAGAATGAGAAGATGTAGCGAGTGCGGATATAGTTGGATGACCGAAGAAAAACCGCTAAAAGATCAAGAGCTAATCGAATATGCCGAGTATATCGAGCAAATAGAGGATAAAAAATGAGATTTTTAAAAGCACTCACAAGATATAAGCTGTTAAAATCAAGCCAAAGCATTGAAGTTTTGCTGCAAAACTACACGGTAGCACAAATAGAGCAACTTGAAAAGATAGTGGCTGAAATTTTAGCCGTATCGACTGAAAATACCGATAAAGAGACGCTTAAAAAGATGCTTTTAAACAAGACAAAAGCGGCAAATATAGAGGTAGTGCCAAGCGAGCTTGAAAGCCTATATGCCATACTAGCCAAAAAGGCTTTAGAAAAAGTGGCAAAAAGTATGAGTAAAAAGCTTGAATTTGTCTTTGACGAAGTAGATGCGGACGCGGTAGATGCCATGAGAAAAAGCTTTTACTGGATGGGCAAAGAGTATAATGAAAATTTGCAAAATAGATTAAAAGACAAGATCGAGCAGGTTTTTAAAGGTGAGATAGAGCTTGATAATATAGGCGCGGAGCTAAAAAAAGAGTTTGATGCGATAATAAGTGCTGATGAAAACTACTTTAAAGGCGTGAGCGATCATATAGCCTTGCAAGCTAGTAACGTAGCTATCGTAACGCAGGGAGCTAAATACGACGTAGGGTATTATAAAATTTTAGCCATAATGGATGCAAAGACGACTGATATATGCAGATCTATGCACGGACGCATAATACCGGCTAGTCATCTTGAAAAACAAGCGGATAAAATTTTAAATGCGACTAGTTTGGCCGATAAAAAAGCCGCTGCAACGTGGCAAAGCAAGGCGTATCTAGGCAAAAGCGATAAAATGGATAGCAACTTTGGCCTGCCGCCGTATCATTTTAGGTGCCGTACGGAAGCTATACCAGTGTGGGTCAATGAAGAAGAGATGGACGGCGTAAAGATGCGAAACACGCAGCCTCTTTACGATGATGAGATCGTAAAACATATCGATAAAACGGGCGTGGAGAGATATGCGGATAAAAAGACTTTTAATCATAGTATAAGCTCAAACATGCGAAAGATATCAATCAGCACAAGCGTAAAAGCCCTTAATAGCATAACAAAAATAGCACCCCATAAGGGCTATCCAAACCGAAGCGTGGCGATTAGTCAAAACGGCTATTTTATGGTTTTTGAGGGCGATTATTTGTATAATATTTTTAAGCCGAGCAGAAATTTAGAAAAATACTTTAAAGATAGTGCGGCTTTGGATAAGGTGGAGATGATAAAATGGAAATTTATAACATTTGCTTAGGTAACGGCTGGGCGATTGAGCCGACCTCGCACTTTGAGCGTGCGCAGACTGCGAAATATGAGCTCTTTGGGCAGTTTGAGATATTTAAGGACGAGATAGCGTGGATTTATGACATATCCGCACCGAGTGGTGAAACGATAAAGGCTTGTGAAAAAATCGTTATGTTCAATAGAACTTGCGAATTTAATGTTTACAAGCTTGATAAGACAGGCGATAAATGGGTAAAAAATGAGATTTTTAACGGCACTTTCATAAATGCGCTACAATACATAAAAGAAAATTACAAAGGATAAAATGAAAAATCTCGACAAATTTTTAAAAGACTTCCTTTTTAGAGTGGGCTCTGGCGTAGCGCAAGTCGCAAAAGAAAAAACCGCGCCGATAAAAACGGGTAACTTAAAAAGAGATATAAGGGTATTCGAGGTAACGGCTAGCGGCGTAAAAGTAGGCAATACTCTAAAAGCAAAATACGCCAAATACGTCCACGGCGGCACGAGAGCACACGTCATAAAGCCCAAAAAGAAAAAGGCTTTATATTGGGGCGTGCGCCCGGTAAAAAAAGTAAATCACCCAGGCATAAAAGCAAATCCATATCTGATAAACGCTTGGAACATCTACAAAAACGGCGGTTTAAAACGCGCTAGCGACGAGCTAGCGCAAAATGTGGGCGAAGAGATAGTAAAAGAGATAAAAATAACTCTAAAAGAGTAAAAACACTTAACAATAAGTAGTTTAAATATTTAAATTTAATTGAGTATTGCTATTATTCTTGTTTATATTAGGCTTGACAATAGAGTCGTTACCCTTTTTGGCAGTGCTGTTTCCTTCAGTACGCTGATGTATTTTACTAGTATTTTGGTCGATGTAGTTTTTAGTATTCATATCAAAAAAACGCCAATATATAAAAATTGCGCACATAATGCATGTAATAAATAAATTAAATCTAAAAATATAACTACTACAAAATCCGTTTTTTAAAGATTTTAAGGAAATAGCGCACTCTTTTTGTTTTTCGAAGTCCTGATTTATTTTTGAAAAATGTATCTCTCTGATAAAGGCATATAAATAGTGTAATATGTTTGTTATAAATAGACCTATTAGACAAACGATAAACGATAATCTGTATACACTTGCTTGGTGTATATTGGAAAGGACCGATGTAGAAAAAGTAAGCCCTGCAACAAATGCAAAAACGATAGAGGCAAAGATACCTAAAATAGTAATATATTCTTTTTGCATATCGTTTATTTTTTTGGTTGCCTTACTGGCACTATTGCTTGCATCTTCGGCTAATATTTGTGCATCTTTTAATTTTTTTATGGTCTCCGAATTATTATTTTCACCTTTATTTTCAATTTCACGCATGTATTTTATTTGTAAAATTTCTAAAACAACATGATCGTATAGTTTTAAAAATTTATTTATAAAATTAGTGGAGTAACGATTGCTTTCGTCTTCAATATAAGCTCTAGCCTCCTCTATCGCCTCCATTAAATTATCTATACTTAGTTTGTTTTTCTCTCTGTCTATTCTTGATAATATAAGGAAAATTTTTGAATATTTATGCCTAAAATCTTCGCTGGCGTTGTCGGTACTACTAACATACACTTCTTTTAATTTATCGATATTGCCGTTAAGCCTAAACTGACCGCTTTTATCTCGTAGGGCGTTTTGTTTAGACAAAGAGCACAAAACATCTTTTATGATTCGGTGTTTTTTATCAAGATGAGGATTTATATCAGAAAGCATTATCTTTTATCTGCTGTTTTGGTATCACATCTCCAAATCCAGCACCATCTTTAAAAATAATATCCCATGCCTTACCTTTCGCGTGCGTCTCGCTAACTAGCATCCAAGGATCCATATTGCGTTTTTTGCAGACAGTACTGTTTATTAATAAAATATTATCACCTAAATTCTGTATTATTTTATCGTAATTGTCATATTCTTCATAAATTTTTAATGCCCCCAAATATGAGTACTCATAATAGACGCTAGGTACAACCGGTCCAAATTTCCAAGCCTCAAAATCATCATCAAATAGTGGTTTGTTATTTTTTTTTAAAAAATCATGCTGTATATAATAGAGTATTTTTTGAAGCTGTAAGTTACTAATAGGGCACTCTTCTTTTTTGCATTTTGTTACAACGTATTTTGCTACCTCTAACGCTTTCATTTTTGCTCCTTTCGTTTTAATTCTAGTTAAATTATATTAAATTTTTGAGACAATTAGTATTCTAAATTTTTTAAGTATATTTATAAATTTGAAGCCTATTTTAGCAAAAATTATACCAAATAATATTAAATTATGCAATTAATTCAAAAATACTCACGGTATTTTAAAGGGTTTTTGTATAAATAAACAAAAGTAATAAGCGGATAAAAAGGCGGCTTACGCCATTATCTAGTTTATTATATACGCCTTCCCCCTCTTATCCCTAACCTTTTCAAAATAACTTAATGCAAGCGCTAAAGCCCAAAACCTATCTGCGTGGCCGTGCTCGTTTCGGTCGCTATCGTATGTAAAGCTTTTTACCCCGGCTTTTCGCTTTACTGCGTGAAGATCGGCGATGAGGGAGGGATCGTTTGGTATGGTTATGCTTTTATCTTCAAAGTGCTTTTTTAAATTTAGAGCCATAGCCTCTTTTGAACTAGCCGTAAAATACACTCCCTGCACTCTTGAAGGGAAGCGTCTTTTTACCTTTTCTGCCACGCTCATACCTATACCCGTCTTATCTATCTTTTGCATAGCCAAAGGGTTAAGACGCAAAAAGTCTATGAGTAGATTTTCTTGAGCTTCAAAGCTTGCTTTGGCGATGACGTCAAGTACGCTTAACTTTTTAACGCCGTTTTCATCAAAAACGGCTATATGGGCGCTTCTATCCTTTGTACGCCCTACGTCAAATCCTGCGTATTGCGGGACATTTTTGCTCGGCAATGTTACGCGGTAGTCACCCACGCAGCTTTTTATAAGCTCGACGCTTAAAAGCGCATTTTCATCGTCGATAAACTGACACTCATAAGCACTAGCCCACGTATCGGCGTCAAACAGATCGCGCATCGTTTCAAGATCAAAATTTAGTCCGTCTTCTATGGCTCTATAAATATCTACGCGGTGCCTTGAAAACATATAGTATTTTAGCTCATCGCTAAAAAGCTCGTGAAAAAGGCTATGCTCTTCAAACGGCGTAGATAGTATCGTAAGCCTACCCGCTACCGCTCCGATACTTGGGACGAATGCATGCCAGATACGCTTTTGATTTGGATACCAGGCAAACTCATCCATCCAAATATCGCCGGTAAAGCCCTGCACGGTTCTAAAATTGTGAGCCATTACTCTAATCGTAGCTTTATTATCAAGGCTTTTTTCATACTCGCTATTTTTAGCAAAAGCTATATTAAATTTAGCCGCCCAAGCATCAAGATAGTTCATTAAAATTCTAGCCTGTTCCTCAGAAGCGGACAAAAATAGCTGATTTCGTCCCGCTACGGCTCCAAGCAAAGCATCAAGGCTTGAAGCGTATGAAAAGCCTATTTGACGAGATTTTAACACGATGCGAAATTGCGAAGAGTCATTGATAAATTCTTTTTGGTATTCATAAAGACCTCCGTCGTTTAACGCTTTTTGCTTTAAGCTCTCGTAGTCTGCATTCATTAAGGCTACTGGCTTTTTCTTATTTTTTACCCTTTGCTCTTTTGCCCTTATGCCTTCAAGTCTTGATAAAGACGCACTAAGCATCGCGATCTGTTTGGCTTTGCTATCGCTGCTTTTTCCTTTTGAAAGTTGCGAGATTTGAGCCTTTAAATTTTGGATTGTAGGAGCATCGTCGTTTTTTATCTCTTTTTTCCAGCGTGTTAAAGTAGCACCATTTATGCCGTATTCTTTTGAAATTTCTACGGCGGAGTAACCGCTAGCAAGTAAATTTAAAATAAGTTCTTTGGTCTGTTTTGAATACGCCATCACTCATCCATGCAAACGGAGTTAAAATAGCAAAGCGTAAAATCAAAATTTAATATATCTACGCCTCTCTCATCGGTGGCATCCACGCTTGAGGATTTAAAATTTAAAAGCGGAGTTAAGCTCATAAGCTCTTTTAATACCGCTTCGCCACTTGCTATAGGTACGATAACCGTTAAAACGGCTCTATACTCTACGTGGTTAAGTGCGTTTCGTTCAGAGATAAATAGCTTAAAATCATCATCGTGTTTTAAAACTAGGCTCTCGCAAAGAGCTATTAGCTCTTTCTCGCTTACAATATTTTCCACATCCATTTTTACTCCTTAAACGGCGGCATAAAAGTATCCGCTAGTATTTTTCTTTGTAGTAAGTTTGTAAAATTTATCCATCCAATACTCTTCCCACTGCTTAACGTCTTTAAAGGTATCTAGGCTTTCATCATATTCATTTGCTCGTTGCTGAATTTTAAGCCAAAGCTTCTGCCCTAAAAGTCCTATAGTGTAAAACGCCCTAGCTTTCAACAGGTTTTTATCATCTATACTATATTTTTCTATCTCAAAATCAGCCATCTCAACGTATGGGATAATCTCATCATCGGCTATCATTTTGAGTTTATTATATCTGCGAATTTCAGTTAAAATCTCACCCATCTTGTTTTATTCCTCTACTTGTATTTTAAAACCAACTTCAAAACGCTTCAAAACGGCTTCAAAATCCACGAAAATATTTTATCCGTATCTTTTGTCGTTCTTGGCGTTAAAATGGTTTAAAACGCTTTATTTTAAAAAATCCGTTTTACGCTTATTTAGTATAGCCCATAATAGACCTAGCCTCTGCTAGTGAAATAATGCCGCTACTAACTAGGCTTGTAACAATCTCACCATCATCTTTAAAGTTATTAACATCGATTGGCTTAAGTTTTATAGGAAAGCCGATGGAGTCAAAAAACCACTCTATTTGTTCTTGTTTTGGTATTATCGTAAGCTCGTTAAAGCTATGAAGCTGTCCAGCCACTTCGCCTCCGCCGCCAAGTTGCCCAGAACTCATTATGCCCATCATTCTTGGTGGTACGCCATGAGCCGCAATAATCTCGTCTCGGTTTAAATTTTTTAGTTTTTCAAAGCTAATGTCTTGCACCTTGCTTAGATCTTCGATACGAACTTTTGCGTTTTCCCCGTTTGCGGTCAATATAAGCGTCTTATGTGCATTATCTACGCCTTTATAATTTGAGCCAAAAAACTCTTTAAAAGCATTAAGTTGCATTTCATCAGGCTCTGAATTTTCAAAGATCACTGCCGTATCGGCACGTGCTGAGTTTTCAAAGAAGGCGTTATTAAAACCGTCGGCTTTTTGGTTTGTAAGTATGGCGAGCAGTGCCCCCAAATAATCAGGCTCACCGTAAAATCTGCTTCTTGGAGAATAATAGTATAAGTGTTTAGCATTAAGTGCTATTTTGCGACTATCTTTTAGTTGATAAACCGTTCTATTTTCATCCACTCTTCCCTCTACAGAAGGTAGTATATAAATATTTTTGTTAGCCGTCTCTATAAAAGCGTTACCAAAAATTTCAAGATTTAAAATAAAGGCGTATAAGAAGTCCTTGGGCGTCATACATTGCCCTTCAAGCTTTGAGCCGTCCTCTACATTTGAAAGCAGTGAGGCTTTTAGCTGAATGGCTCTTCTGTGATAGGTATTGGCGTAAAATAGATCAAGTAGCCTATTAAAACTAAAAAATGGGTCTACTAATCCATTAGAGTCTTTCTTTTCGTTATCTAACTGAATGCTATCGTTTCTACTTTTAAAAATTATTTCCATGTATACCCTAAAACTTTTTCATCGATTTTACGATAAAAATTTTTTACTTTCTAGCTAGATAAGACATATATGTCGTATCTAGGTTTTTTTAAATCCAGGTTTTTGCAAAAATGGCGAAAAATATTTAAAGGAGCAAGGCACAGATGCCTAAAGAGATAACCAATATGCAAGTTAAGTTAATTTCGCTTGTATCGGCTGGAGCAAATAATAAAAAGATCATTTACAAAAATGAGAATTTTAACGAGCTTTTGCGAGTTGATTTTAAAAAGAGTGATGAAGAGCAAGGCATCGTTTATGGGATCGTATATGCCCCAGACGAGATAGACACTCAAGGAGAATTCGCAAACGCGGACGAGATAAAAAAAGCAGCATACGGCTTTATGAAAGCTGGCAATACTAGCTACTGCATAGATGTAAATCATAACTTCAATATAGAAAATGCTTATATCTGCGAAAGTTGGATCGTAAAGAGCAAAGATGAATTTTTTGATGAAGTCGGAGCTTGGGCTGTCGGCATAAAGATAGAGGATGACGAACTAAAACAGATGATAAAAAATGGTGCGATCACGGGTCTATCAATGTACGGAAGCGGCGTGATAAAGACACAAGATAAAACCGAAACTCTAAAAAACGATTTTTTCTCGGCGCTAAAAGAGTTTTTTGGCGGGAATGAGAATTTAAAAAAAGAAATTTCAAAAAACAAAGGAGAAATGATGGATGAAAACAAAGTAGAGGAGCTTGTAAAAGTGGGCATAAGCAAGAGTGAGGAGAGGATTGAAACGCTTGAAAAATCACTAAATGAGCTAAATACTAAACTTGAAGCGATCACAAGCGAGTTAAGTAAATCAAAACAAGACACTACTATAAACAAATCAGAAAAATCAGCAACAGGAGGAATACTATAATGCCAGCATTGGGAGAAATTTTAAAAGGAAGCATGAATAGTGCTAACGCTACGCTCTCAGGAACTCTAACGCCAGAGCAAGCACACAACTTCATAGATGTAATAAAACAAAATAACGGATTTTTGCAAAAAATTCACACAGAAAAAATGGGAAGGTTGCAAAAAGAGCTTGACGCATGGGACGTAGCTAAGGGCATTTTAGTAAGGGTACCAAGCGGAGACAAACCAAACGAGAGCCAAAGAGCGGCTTTAAGTAAGGTCGGCACAAAGCTTGACGCAAAGAGTGTGCAGCTATTTTCGAGAATTTTACAAGATGCACTAGAAGATAATAAACATAATCCAAAATTTGAGGAAGAAACATTTTACTCGTTTGCAAAAGCGTTTGGTAATGATTTGGCACTGCTTGGCTTTGAAGGTGTTAGCGATAGCTACGATGGAAACTTCAATACGCTTCATAAAGGCTGGGTGCAGGTAGTAAAAGACGCGAGCGAGGCGACTAAGATCACCTATCAGACGAGCGAAAAGGTAACAAATAGGCTTACTGCATTAGCACAATCAATAAATCCAGATGTTCTAAGCGAGGCAGTCATTTTAATAAATCCAGCCGACGCACAAGAATACAACAAGGAGATAAGTACTCTAAATTCGCCGACTCATCTGATTGCAGGCGGTGCAAAAAGTGTGCTTGGTATACCTTTTGAAGTAACGCCTCTTATGCCAAAAGGAACATATCTAGCCACGCCGCTTAAAAATTTAGTGCTTGGAATCGTGATAGATATAAGACGTAACCGCTGGTATGACGCCGAAGAGCGTGCACTTAAATACGTATTTGACGTATTTGTAGATTATGAAGTAGTCATTAAAAAGTGGGCTAGCTTGATGAGTAAAGCATAAAAGGGGTGAAGTGTGCGATATGTAGCAAAAAGCAATATATGCGTAAAAGGTATGTTTGTTAGAGAGGGTGAAAAATTCACACTTGACGAACAAGAGGGTGCTTTATATGTGGATGCTGATATGGCTGCTTTCGAGGATTTCCAAGAAGAACAAGAAAAAGACGATCAAGATCGCGAAGAGCAGCCATGAATCTAATAGAAAAAATCAAAGATAACGAAGGTTTTAGAGGCAAAGTCTATGAAGATACGCTTGGATACCCAACTATTGGTTATGGCTTTTTGGTTAGCTCTCTCACGCCTGATGAGCTTGCTTTAAACGGCTCAAAATTAGAACCTATGAGTAGAGCTGTAGCCAATGAGATATTAAATTTAAAGCTTTGTAAGTTAGAACGTGATGTATTTGAAGCCTTTGACTGGTTAAGAGATAAACCACGAAATATCCAAGAGGTAGTTATAGAGATGTGCTATCAAATGGGTGTGGCAAAGGTAAAGAATTTTGTAACCACCCTACAACATATCCGTGTCGGCGAATACAGAGCCGCCTATGAAAATGGTATGAAGAGCCTTTGGGCAAGGCAGACACCAAATCGTGCAAAAAGGGTTTTAGGTGGGCTTTTTGAATAAACCATTTATCATCTTAGCCGGTGCGTGGCTTGTTTTACTATTTGTTAGCAGTTTCAGCCTTGCAGGTTTAAAGGAAAAAAATGAGCTTTTATCGGAGCAAAACAAAGAGCTAACCCAAAAAGCGAACGAGCTAACGACGGATAAAGCCACGCTAAAAGCAAATTTAACAAGCTGCGACGCCACTCTCGCCTCTCAGAATGAAGCTATTAAAGCGGCATCGGTAAAGATTGATAATACTCCATCTAAAGAGGTAGAACAAATAAAGAAAATTTACGTCAAAGATAAAGGCTGTGAAGCTGAGTTAAAGGCTTATAAGGAGTTGTTTAAATGAGAAATTTAGCTATTTTTGTGTTACTTGCCTTGCTTTTTACGGGCTGCGTGAATAAACACACGCCAGAGCCAAATATCATTTACAAAGAAAAACTCGTGCCTGTAAAATGTAACGCATTAATGCCTATAAAACCAAATAATGATGACACTTTTGAAGCTGATAAAGCAATAATGATTTATTACCGCGAGTGTGAAAGTCTTTTAAAACAATGTATAGGAATACAAGATGGAAAATAGTCTAAGTTTTAGTGATGAGATAAGAGCTACGGGTGAGCTTATAAATTTTAGTGGCAAGTGGGGGCTAAATGAATTTGTGGTCTTTTTACTGATTTTTGGGTTTATAGCATTTTTCGTATTTTTCTGGATAGTAAATAAAATGAGCTCAAAAAACACCGAGCTAATCGTAGAAGTTGCAAATAAAAGTAGCGAAGCCATAAACAACAACACCGCTGCAATGCGTGAAATATTTGCCAAAAGTCACGAACAAACCCAAGCGTCAAATAAAAAACTTGATGACATCCATGATGACGTAAAAGAGATTAAATTTAGTATCTCTCATAAACAAGTAAAACCAAGCTTTGGCAAACATATACAAAAGAGCGAATATGAAGACGGAATTTATTGAGATAGGCATAATTAGCGAAGTAAATACCGACCGAGCTAGAGTAAAAATAGGCGATTTAGTAACCGATTTTTTGCCCGTAGTTCAAACGGCAAATTCTTACGCTCGCACCTTTACACCTATTCGCGTGGGCGAGCAGGTGGTGGTTTTGCCGGTGAGAGGCAGCCTAAATAGTGGTGTAATACTTCGCTCGGTATATCAAGAAGCTCACAGCGCACCAAGCACGGAAACAAAAACTCAAATTTGCACCTTTGAAGACGGCGTAAGCATTAGCTATGACACAAGCTCCAGCACGCTAAACATAAGCACGCCAAAGCAGATAAACATAACCTGCGAGAGTGCAAATTTAACCGCACAAAGTGTGAATGTAACAGCAAACGATACTACGGTAAAAAGTCCAAATATAAAGCTACTTGGCAATACTTTGATCCAAGGAGCCATCAGCACAGCTGGAAGTGATGGTACAGCTGGTAGCTTTGAAATAAATGGAAATGTAAATATCACAGGCTCAATCACAACCGGCGGTAATGCAAATTTCGGCGGCTCGGTAAGCGATAGTAGAGGCAGCCTAAGTGATCATACAAACAATGGATTAGCAAGAGATTAAGATGAAACACCTAGTAAGTATAGAAGAGAGTATTAAAGATATTTTACTAACGCCACTTGGCTCACGCGTAATGTGTCCAGAGTATGGCTCAAGGCTTTTTGAACTAGTCGATCGCAAGATCGATGATGAGTTTCGTGCGGATTTGGCGTATTTTGTAATTGAAGCGGTGCAAAAATGGGAAAAGCGTGTGAAAATAGATGAAGTAAGGCTGATAAGCTTTGAAAATCACGCTTTGAAATTTCGCATAAGTTTTACAAATGGAACGCAAATGGAGATAAGCAATGCTTGATTTAAAGACCTTGCCGTATCCACAAGTTATCGAGAGCTTGGACTACGAGAAAATTTTAAGCGATATAAAAAATGTGTTTAAAGAGCAGTTAAACGATATCGAAATAGAGCTTTTAGAGAGCGATAGTTACTCTGCTTTGCTTGAAACTTTGGCATATCGTGAGCTAATTTTAAGAGCTAGGATAAATAGTAGTGTAAAAAATATGCTTTTGCCTTACGCAAGTGGTAGCGATCTTGATAATATAGTAAGCATTTATGGGATTGAAAGACAGCAAGGCGAAAAGCCTACGTCAAGGATTAAATTTAGCCTAAGCACTACACTTGATTATGACGTTTATATTCCATCGGGGCTTGTACTGGTAAGCAAAGACGGCGAGACGGCTACGTTAAAAGATAGCCTAAGTATAAAAGCGGGCGACAAAGAGATGGTAGGCGTAAGCGTGCTTGATAGCTTCGTAAAATCAAGTTCTATCAAATGCGAACTAATCCAAACGCCGCTTCCATTTGTCCTTACCGCAAAACAAGAAAATGAATTTGTAGGCGGAGCAGAGCGTGAGAGCGATGATAGATTGCGCGAGAGAGCCGTGCTTAGCTTGGAGCGCTTCTCAACCGCAGGAAGCGCTAAAGCCTATATCTATCAAGCAATGTCCGCAAATGCAAAAGTAGAGGAAGTTAGCGTGCTTGGCGGCGGTGCTGGTATCGTAAATGTATATATAAAAAGCACTGATATGAGCGAAGAGACACGCCAAAGCGTGGCGGATCATCTAAACGGCGAAAAGGTAAGACCGCTAACTGATAACGTGATAGTAGCAAATGCAAATATCATCGATGTGGAAATAAGAGCAGAACTTGAACTAACAGATATGCTCATAAACGGCGAGATAAACAAAAACTTGCAAAATATAGAAAAATCACTTCATTTAGGACAGGATTTAAACATAAGCTATATCTATAAAATACTTCATCAAAACGGCGTTTATAGGGTAAATTTAAAAGAGCCGCTGAGTGATGTGAAAGCAGATATTGGCGAGTTTATAAACTTTAGTTTTGAGATAAGCTATAAAAAGGCGGTATTATGAGCCACTTATTGCCAAACCATAAAAGCAAATTTGATAAATTATTTGATGAGCTATTTGGCACCAGGCTTGATAATTTAGATATAAGCGTGATTAATACTTTAGCAAATTCATGCTCAAAACAGATTTTACCAATCTTGGCGAACAGCTTTGACGTGGATATAGAGGGACTTAATGAGATAGCCGCACGTGAGCTGATAAAAAACGCATTTGCCGTTCACTATTACTCAGGCACTCTTTATAGTTTAAAGAGTGCTCTAAAAGCATTTTTTGGAAGTAGCGAAGTAGCTGAGTGGTTTGAATATGGTGGCAAGCCATATCACTTCAAAGTAAATTTAGAAGCTTCTAAAACAGGCATAGATGAAAATTCGCTAAAACGCATAGATAAGATAATAAATGACTATAAAAATGTTCGCTCTGTGCTTGAAAGTATAAATTTAAAACTTACCTCACATTGCAAAGAGACAAACGGCATTGCAACTATAAGTGGTGAAAATATAGAAGTTTTACCTTTTATACATAGAAACAAGGAAATTAAATCTAAGCAAAACATAGGCATAGGAGTTATGATGATAGAAACAATCAATCAAAACATTAAAAAGGTTATATTATGAATGAATTTTACACACTGCTTACAAATTATGGTATAGCAAAAATAGTTGAAGCTAGAGCAAACAAACAGACAATAAATTTAAGCCACATTGCAGTCGGCGACGCAGAGATAATCCCAAGCGAGAGCATGAGTGCTTTAAAAAGCGAAAAACACCGCTTAGCAATAAACTCTATTATCCAAGATGAAAATAATCCAAGCTATCTAATCATTGAGGGAGTAATTCCTGTTAGTGTTGGCGGTTTTTATATAAATGAAGTTGGTATTTTTGATGAAAGTGGCAATCTTTTTGCTATAGGCAATCTACCAAAAACATACAAACCGCTTCTTAGTGAAGGTTCTGCAAAAGATCTAACACTAAAAATCACAATAGAAGTAGCAAATGCTAGTGAAATAACCCTAAAAGTTGATAACAGCGTAGTACTTGCTACTAGAAGCTGGACCGAAAGCCTAATCAAGAAAAAAGAGGACATTGGCGTAGCAAAAACACTTGATGACGCCTTAAAACAAGAGATTGCAGGTAATTATCTTTTAAAAACTGAAGTCGCAGCAGACTCTCTTAAGCTTGATGGACTTCACGGCAATGCGTATCATCAAAGAAATAGCGCAAATCCCAGCAAGGTAACATCTGTAACTGGGAATATAGTAGATCTTTCGCAAGGTGATAACTTCACAGTATCTCTTTCAAGCTCTGGTATGCTGACACTCACAAACCCAAGCGTGGGTCAAAGTGGTGTACTGATAGTCAGTGGTGCTACAAATATCAGTGGCTTTAGCTCAAATATAAGCTTTCGCATAGTGCCAACTGGACTAAATGCGACTGAAACATTTGCCTACTTCGTACAAAGCAAAGACGTCATCAAAATTGGACGTGTGTGATGAGGCATATGCTTTTAGGTAGTAATGGAATGAGTAAGGAAGAGTATATCAACGATCCAGTTATATTTCCAGTTTATGGATGGTCTCGTGATCCAATAGGAAACAAAAATAAAATAGTTAAATTCAATGAGAAATATAGCACTGACATTAGCTTTTATACCGCGTATCATACAAGAGCGATCAATAGCGGAAGCTATGCTAGAACAGATGATAGACTAAGTGGGTATAACGGTGGCAATGGTCCACTATCAGGTCGAACACAATATTATGAGTTTAAGATCTGTAATTATGGCAAACAAAAAGTATATATCAAATTTGATGGATCGGGTGAAGAGATTTTGTTAAAGCAAGGTGAAGTAATGCATAAACTTTGGCTAGACAATTACTATGATAATCCGCAACTTAATTTTAGATTATATATAGCATAAATTTAAAAAAGGAATAAATAAAATGAAACAAAGATTTACGGGGGGGGGCGAGCGTAAATTCCCACTGGGAGTTTGTGCTATGACGTATATGTTGATGGCTAGTGATAGCAAGATATGGAAGAGCAAAACTATAACCTACACGCTGCCCCATGGTTATTCAGTAAATTTAACGAAAGAGCTTTTATTTGGGAGCAGAGAAATAAGAAATGCGAAAATTAGTAATATCCTGTATGGTGTTGTGGTTAATAATGGTATAAGTTTTACATTCACCGCTACTAACAATAAAAAAGTAGATATAAAATTACCTACTTTTTGTTCATACGGTTATAGAAACGAACTCTATGGCGATGATCCGGATAATAGTGGTAGTTGGTTTATAGCTACTATCCATTATTTTGAAATACAAAATAGCAGGTATGATTATAGAGTCGGCTACAGTACTCGTTCTATTACACTAACTATAGCTTACGAAGAACTAGAATAAAAGGAAAAAAAGATGAAACTATACGATATACAAAACAAAGAAGTTGTAAGTTTTGAATATATTTCAAGTGATGAAGGTATATTTTATACCAAATTTTTAAGCAAAGAAGAGCTTTTAAATTTCGGTTATAAAAAGGCAGTTGTAGCAGATTATCCTGAAAATAACGATACATATAAAAAAATAGAAGAAATAACAAAAGAAGGAGAGTTTGTTTATGAGATTGATTATAAGCTTGTAGATATTTCTTTAGAATCTGCAAAAGATTTGAAAAAAGATGAAATCTTGCTCAAATTTAAAGAAAATTTAGAAAACTTAGAGGGTGGTTTAAATGTTGATGATGTAGGTGTAGTGGATTGTGGTAAACAACATTTAACAAACATTCAAGGATTAATAAAAGCGCTTGAAAACAGCGAATTAACAGAAATTGATTTTAGAATGTTTGATAACACATTAAAGAAACTAAACTTAACTGAGCTTAAAAAAATAGAAATAGCGGTAATCTTAAAAGGTCAAGAGCTATATGGTAGAAAATGGATTTTAGAAAATGCCATACAACAAGCAACCACGTTAAAAGAAGTTAAGGAAATAGTATGGAATTAAAAAGAGTAGTTATAAAACCATTTGATAAAGATAGATTTGAGCTAGTAAGCGAGTATGAATACAAAGGCATTAAAATCCCCGCAGGATACAAGACAAACGGAGCTGATATACCACGCATATTTTGGAGCGTGTTTCCGCCAAATTCGCCTGAATACCTGTCGGCTATCGTAGTGCATGACTGGCTTTGCGATCTTGAAAAATACAAACAAGCCGATGAAATTTTAAAAGAGATGATGGGTGTGCTAGGTGTAGCTAAGTGGAAAGTCTATGCGTTCTACTTTGCGTGTAGGCTTTACCATAAAATTAAATACGGAGCGTAAAAAATGAGAAATTTAAAAACAGACCAAAACAAAGGAGAAAAACATGGCAGCTAAATTTGGAGTCAATATCACAATATCGGCAGAGGCAGCTCGTCCGATACAAGTAGAAAGCACAACGCCTATCGGCATAGCCGGATATGAAGAACTGCTTGAAAACGGACTGCACTTTTTTATGACTACTGATAAGGCGATCGATGCTTTAGATGAGCTTTATAAAGCCAAAGAGGAGAAAAAAGAGAGCTTTAAAAAAGGCTCAATTTATCGTGCTTTAAAAGCTATTAGCGATCAAGCTGTAAATACGCAGATTATCTTGTCGGTGTTTAGTAAGGACGATGACGAGGACAGCAACGATGAAATTTCAGCTTGCGTAAATGCGATAGGTCTATTTGAAAAGGCTAAAGTGCAAACGGGCTACCGCCCAAATATCATCATCGCCCCTGAGTTTAGTGGCGAAGATGCGATAAAAGTAAAGCTTGAAAGTGTGGCAAAGCGCTTAAAGGCTACTGGTATAATAGATCTAAAAGCAAACAATGCAAGCGAAGCTATTTTAAAGATGAAAGACTTTGGCACAAATCGCTTAATAGCGGCATATCCGTATGTAAAGACGTGGGATGACGAGATAGAGGGTTATGCTTACGCGCCGCAATCGCCGCGAATAGCTGGCATGATAGCTTATACTGACGGATCAAGCGAGTTTGGTTACTCTGATAGTTACTCGAACCGAGTAATGGGCGGTGTGGTAGGACTAGCTGATGATATAGACTTTGAGCTAGGAGAGACTTGCACGGCGGACGAGCTACGTGCGGCACATATATCAACTATCATTAGAGAGAGCGGCTTTAGAACTTGGGGTGGTGAGACAAGCGATCAAGACAGTATCTGGCAAGATCTAGCAAGAAGCAGGATATTTGACCGTATTAGCGAAGCGGCTCAAAAGGGAGTGCTATTTGCGATCGATAAAAAAGCCGATCAACTCTATCACGCAAAAAGAAGCGTCGAGGAGCTACTTCGTCAGCTTGTCGGTGCAAAAGTATTGCTAGGATATGAGCTAAGCTGGAGTGCAAAAAACACGGACGCTACCGTAACGGCTGGTAAATTTTATCTTGACATACGTATGCAAAACAACCCTATCGTAAAGCAACTAACGCTTGATTTTATCTACGTAGATAGCTATTCAAAGCAACTTATGAACGATTTAAATAAATAAGGAGTAAATTATGACTAAAAGACAGATCCCTGACGTCATCCAAGAAGCCAACGTCTTTATAAACGGTCAAGGCTACTTAGGAGTTACAAAGAATTTAAAGGTGCCGACACTTGAGTTTGAAACCGTTGAGGCAAAGGGTGCTTTAAGCACAAACTACTCAACTGGTATGCTAAAAGCTACTGAGCTTGAGTTTAAAATTTCAAAGATTGATAAAAACCAGTTTGTGGCTATTGGACTAAATTCATTTACTGATCGCATTCCATTTTTATTTAAAGCCTCTATTTTTAGAAGTGGCAAGGGCGAGGCAGTGCCGTTTTCAATGGCAGCAACAGGAGATATTATAAGCTGGGAGGTTAGCGAGTTTGAAAGTGGCAAAGAAGTTGAAGTAAGCTTAAAGCTATCGGCTCACTTTTTAGACATTAACATCGATAACGTGCCAATGGTGGTTAAAGATGTTGAAAATATGATATGTCTTATTTCAGGCGTTGATTATATGGCAAAAGTTAGATCAAATTTAGGCGAGTAAAAATTTAAAGGATAAAAGATGAGAAAAACAACGATAAAACTACCGATTTTAGATAAAGAAGTTGAAGTTTGCGCACCGACCGTTAGGGTAATAAGAGCGGCGGCTAGCGAAAACAACCCTGAAATAAAAGGCTTAAAAATAGTGGCCGCTTGCGTAAATATGGCAGATGACGAACTTAACGACTTGGAGGTGACCGATTTTCTTGCCCTGCAAGAGGCGGTAGAGAGTTTTTTGCCTCAAAATATGAAGCTAGCAACGAAAATATAGCCATAATAGCTCATATTTTACACTTTGGGTATAGCGAGATTTTAGATATGGATATTTTTGATTTTAGTGAATTTGTAAAGATTTCAAGCCAAATTGCAAAAGTAAAATCTCAAAGTTTGGGTTAGTCTTTATTACTAAACTCACAATAAAACGGATATATAAGCGACACGCCGAACATGAAATAAAACGGATTTATTTCAAATAGCGCGTAAGCACTCGCACCTATGATGGCGCCAAGCGGAACCAGCCAGTGGATCGGATCATCGTCATTGTTTGCTTTGTTTATATTGGGCGTAGGAGTATCTTTTTTAGACGGAGCTAATTCAAAAGCGTCAAGTAGAGCAAAAATCGGCACCGCCAAGATAGCTCCGAGAAATAACCCACCTGCGATATTATCGCCCATTATGCCCTCGATCATATAGACGCCAAGAGTGCCTAAAAATAGGACAAATAAAAGAAAAATAAGCCGTTTCATACGGATATTTTAAACTAAAAGAGCTTTAAAGTCAAGGATTAAAAATGGATAACACATTTGTCGGTATTGTTATCGGTGTTAAAACGGCAGGGTTTGCGGCACTTAGTGGAAATATAGCAAAATTAAATCGGTTAAGCGAGAGCCTAGCAAATGCCGGCAAAAACGTCACAAAGCTAAATGAGAAGATCGCTAAAATCGGCACTTTAAAAACAAACATCGATACGAATTTAGGCAATATTAGCGGCGAACTTGGCAAATGGCAAAGCAAGCTAGCAACGGCTGCTAGCTTTGCGGTGCCGGTTAAACTTGCTATTGACTTTGAAAGCTCGATGAGCGATGTTAAAAAATATGTCGAGTTTAAAAGCGAAGATGAAGTCAAAATTTTAGGCGAACAGATAAAACAGCTCAGTCGCGAGCTTGGGGTAAATGCAAACGAGCTGGCGCAAATTTCAGCCAGCGGCGGACAGCTTGGACTAAAAAGCGATGAGATAGCTGGCTTTACGAAACTTGTCTCAAAAATGGGCGTAGCATTTGATATGTCGGGCAAAGACGCAGGAGACGCCATAGCTTTAACTATGAATAACCTAAAACTAGGCATTGATGAGATAGCCGTGCTTGGCGATAAGATAAATTACCTTGATGATAAAATGAGCATGGTAAATGCAAGAGATATTATAAACGTTATCGGTCGCACGGCTGGATCGGGCTCTATTTTAGGACTAAAAGGCGATAAAATTTCAGCCCTTGCAAGTAGCTTTCTATCTCTCGGCAAAGCTCCGGAAGTAGCAAGCACCGCTATGAACTCATTATTTAACAAGCTTGCAAATATTGACGGGCAAGATGAGAAATTTAAAGAGGCCCTAAAAAGCATGGGAATGGATGCAAACTACTTAAAGGTAGCGATGCAACGTGATGCAAGCGGCGGACTTGATATGTTTTTAAATACCTTAGCAAAGGTCGATAAAAAAGCTCAAATGGGTATATTAACCGATATGTTCGGGGCTCAGTTTGCAGACGATATGGGATCGCTCGTAAATGCGATCGATAAATATAACGAGGCTAGTTCGCTCATAAATAGCGAAGGCGCAAACGGCAGCATGGATGAGGCGTTAAAAGCAAAATTAGCTACAACCAAAAGCGGACTTGAAAGATTGTCTCAAAGCTTTATAAATTTAGGTATAACAATAGGCAATGCCTTTTTACCGACGTTAAATTTAATCACAAGCGGACTTAGTAAGCTAATAAACGGAATTATAGCATTGACAAATAGATACCCTGACGCCTCAAAGGTGATATTTGGCTTTATGGGCGGAGTTTTAGCTATTGTTACTTTAGCACCCGCCATCAAAATACTGGGCTGGAGTCTTGGTATAGCATGGCAGCAGATTAAAATTTTAGGAATAGGCATAAGCTTTTTAAATAGCGTATTTAAGCTTAAATATCTAAGCATCTTAAAGCTAAATGCCGCCTATCTCATTACGCAAACAAGATTAAAAGCCCTAGCCGCCGCAACTTGGATAAGCGACAGGGCAAGTAAGGCATATGCTGCAACGATGGGTATTTTAAGGGGCGGCATAATAGCCAGCGCAGGCGCTATGAAAATTTTACGCCTTGCGCTTATTAGCACCGGTATCGGCGCTTTGGTAGTAGGTATCGGTATGGCGGCAACCTATCTGATAGAAAACTGGGATAAGGTAAAAGCATTTTTTAGCTCTATTTGGGAAAGCATTAAGCCATATTGGCAAGCTACGACGCAGTTTTTTAGTGATCTTTGGCAAGGGCTAAGTGATTTTTTAAGCGGTATATTTTCTCCGGTTATTGATGCGTGGAATAGCTTATTTGGTGGTTTTTTTGACTGGATAGGCGAAAAGTTTGCATGGGTTAGCAACTTAATATCAAGCATAGGCGACTCCATAGGCAAAGCCACCAGCTGGGCTAGCGAGAAGCTAGGCATAGGAGACGGTAAAGAGAGTAACTGGTATAACCGCTGGTTTAATGACGATACACCAGGTGAAAAAACGTCCGCCTTTAGTGATACGGCTGGCACTGCTTTGCCAAGCGGAGCTAAAAGCGCGGTGGCCATGACAACAAACGGATCAACCATAAACATAAATTTTAGCGGAGGTATAAACATAGCCACGAGTAACGGCAAATTCGATATGAGTGAGTTTGAAAGACAGCTAGTAGCCAGCGTAAAAAGGGCTTTAAGACAAGATGAGATGAATGCAAAAAATAGAAGTATTATAGGGCAATAAGGGGTTAAAAATGGTCTTATCGTTAGGCGGATTTAAATTTAGCTGGAGACAAACGGACGGCATATCAAAAGAGAGCGAATTTGGCATTAGCGAAAACGCAAGGATAGGAAACTATCCGGCACTCTTTCGTGCAAATTTAGGAAATGAAATCGTAAAAATAGACGGGCACACCTTGCCGTATCAAGGCGACAAGCAAGAGGCACTAAAAGAGCTTTATGCCCTAGCACACACTGGGCTTAGTTATGCGTTAATTACTGGATACGGCAAATATTTAGGTAAATTTGTAATAACAAAGATAAGCGAGAGCCAAGCTGTTTTTACGGATAATGGGCTATTTTTTAGTCAAGGATTTAGTTTAGAGCTTAAAAGGGATTATGATGAGTAAAATTTACATTGTGAGCGACGGCGAACGGCTTGATGCGATAATTTATAAACACTACGGCACTTTAGAAAACTTTGCCGAAATTTTAGCTTTTAATAGCCATTTAAACAGCGTTTTAAAGGCTGGAGATAGGGTCTTTTTGCCTGAAATAAAGGTAAAAGAGATAAAAAGCGAGAAAACGCTATGGTAAGAGTGCCAAATTTTAAGCTACTCGCAAAGGACAATGACATAACCGCCAAAATAAAAGCAAATCTTATCAGCCTAAACTACGAGGACAAAGAGGGAAGCGAGAGCGACGAGATAAGTATAGTGGTAAATGGTATATATGCTAAACCTATATTTGGAGATAGTCTTGAGCTTTGGCTTGGATATGGCAACAATCTTTATCATTGCGGCAAATTTAGCGTCCAAACCGCCACGCGTGATTACAAGGCAAATACGACCGAAGTTAGAGCAACAGCTGTAAATTTCGCAAGCCCACAAAAGATAGCCAAACGTAGAAGCTGGGAAAATACTAGCTTGTTTGCCATAGCATCAAAAATAGCCAATGAGAACAAACTGGCTATAAAAACAAACGGAAACGATCAGCCTATCGCCTCCGTTCTGCAAAACGATATTAGCGATCTTGACTTTTTATACGGGATTTGCTTTGAGTATGGCTACATAATGAAAGTGGCAAATAATACAATAGTAATCACAAGTAAAGACGCCAAAGGTGATGAGAGTCAAACGTCAAATACACCCAAAAACGAAAATCTACCAAGCTTTGAAATAGCCTTGAGCGAGTGCGAGAGCCTAAGCATCACAGAAGCCAATCGCAATAGCTATACCGCCTTGATAGTGCAGTGGCACGACTCAAAAGACGGCAAAGACAAACAGGCGAAGATAGGCAGCGGAGAGCAAACGTACAAATTAAATATCCCCGAGCCAAAGACGGACAACGAAGCCTTTAAAAAAGGCGAAGCGAAGCTAAACGAGCTGCAACGCGGCGGGATAAACGGAAATTTAAGTTGCACTGGTAGAGAATTAAGAGCCGGCGGAAAGCTAAAAATTTTAGGCGTAGCCGGACTTGAAAATGTAGAATTTAGTATAAAGTCGGCGTCACATAATCTAAGCACTACAAGCTATATGATCGATGTGGAGTTTGAGGGGTAAGGTTATCTTTATATTTTTTGAATGTATTCACCACAAAAATATAAAATTTCTTGTTTTCCTTTTAGTGTCTCAGTGTTTGACCAATCTAGTATTTCAACTTTTGAATTACCTAAAGGCCATTCAACCTCAAACGGACTAATAAATTTTGGTATTTGTTTCTCATGGGTTCCTCCTTGCATATATTCTCTGTCACTTGGAACTATTATCTGATACATAATATTTCCAAATGCAATAACAAAAATACAGTCAGGGTATTTTTCACATAAAGAATTCCTTTTTAGTAAAAAAACTAATGTTTTTTTTAAAACATTCACTCCTGGCACAAAAGTTCGCAGAACAATTAATGGATGAAGAATATTTTTATCATCTAACGAAAGAATCCACCTGGTAGAGTTTTTAAAATTTACCAGGTCGTCTTTTGGCATAATAGATAGTGCCATTTTTACTAATGCTTTATATGCCATAGACGGCACATGTGGCTGAAGCTCTAGTTTTATGCATAAAGTTTTGTTCGCAATATCTAAAGTAGCAAATCCATCTTTTTCTTTTGATCTTATTTTGGAGTATCTTTCGCCGCCCTTGATAATGGAGTCTAATCTTTGTGTTTCATCATTTTTGACTTTATAGCTTGGAATTTTATTTTTCCTTTTAAAAAATTTATATTGCGATAAGGCAGTGTAATTTTGTCAAGATGATTTTCTAGCTTTTCTGAAAAAAATTTATTGCACTCATCACATTCATTTTTGCATATAATTTGTTTATTACCAAGACATTCAGGTATGGCATGTGATATGTTTTTAAAAGTTACCTCTGGACAAGATTTGCCACAAAATCTACATTTTTTAACATTCGTATCGTCTTCAATATATATTTTTGTATCATCTTTTAAAACATTCAAATTATCAAAAAGTATTCTATAATTATTGTTAAATATATCTAATTGAGTTTAAAGGTCCAGTTTATTCATGTAGATATCTTTTTTACTTTTTATCTTTTTTACTCAAATTTCTATTAACCTTTTTAAGCTCTTTTGATACCTCTTTTATATGTTCGTTTTTTGCTAGCATTTCAGGTTTAACTCCGTCATTTTCTATCATCATATTTCTAACTTTGCGACCAACTTCATATGCTGTATTTTCTAAATTTTTTTGTCCATAGATATTACTATTTTCTATTTTAGCCTTTGTTTCTTGAAGCCTAAAAAGATTTGCTGCAAGCTCACGAGCTCCCATAAAATCAAGAATTTGATCCTTGACACCTATGCCTTTATGTTTTTTTAGCTCATTTAACCCCATATTATACATGCCCATATAACCCTTGTTCATAAAATACGCATAGTTTTCTACACCGTGAGTTTTTGCGACTCCACTAAGAGCCGTTGTTGCCCCTTTGGTTTTCTCTCTAATTTCAAGTCGTTCTAGCTGCTGGGCTTCTATATGTCTATGCAAGGCTTCTGCTATTGTTGCAAAGTATGCTTGCGCTTGTGCCACCATCGGCTTTTTAATATCGGCATTCATTGAAACTAAAAAACAAGCAAAGCGAGAAAGTTTATAGTCGGTATTGTCTTCGTTAGGGGTAAAGTGTTCTAGTATATGATGTCCAATGGTTGAGCATACGCTTATAGCTTTATTGATAGCTTTATTTAGTGATTTGACATTGTCGTACCCTAGCATTTGTGCAAGCTCACTAGCTAACCAAAATGTTTTACCATTTTTATGAGCCGACAACTCAAAAGCATCGTTTTCTTGATTGTTTATATCAAATAGTGTTAATTCGTTTGCCATTTTACACTCCTCAATTTATTATTTTACCAGAATAAAACTAAATTTTATAGACTTTGCACAAGTCCAATACATATTGCACTTTTTATCTCTCATTATAGCATATTCTATTGGAGTTTTATATCCTAATGAAGTATGAGGTAAGACAGTATTATAATCAATCAACCATTTAGCCATCTGTCTGTTAAATTCATTTATATCTGTAAATAGTAAATCTTCATTATACGAGATAAACATATCTTTGATTGTCCTATTAAATCTCTCGTTATACGCATTCATCTTAGGACTTCTTGGATAGGTGAAATAGTGAGTTAGATTATGCTCTTTAACCACATCTTTAAAATGCAATGCAAACTCACTGCCATTATCTGTAAGTAGTGAAATTTTATGATTATCATAACTGTTGGCATTGCTATTGTTGTTATTGCTACTACACATTCTCATACCACTTATTAAAGCCTTTAACCCAAGTGCTGTATATCTTGTATGCTTACAAGGCAAAGCCATAGCATAAGCTACTCTAGTATCAATATTAATCATAGTTAAGATATATCTTCTAATACCATTATTAACAATTTGTATTGTATCAAGAGCGAAGTTCTTAAAAGGCTCAGATTTTAAATTCTTTGGCTTTCTGTCTTTAAAGTTTCTTGTTATCTTTTTAGCCTTACCATTTCTATCTATCTTTAAAGGTATCTATCTTTATCACAAGATATTATCCTGCCTATACTAGATACACTAGGTAATTTTATGCCCAAAGACATACAATATGGTCTTAGCAAATAATATAATCTATCTTTACATATGTTTGGATATATGGTTCTTAATCTTTTTATCTCTTTAACAATACATCTATCAAAGCTAGATACTCTATATCTTTTAGGACGCTTTGATTTAGGATTAAGAGCTAAACTACCACCTTTGTTATATAGACTTTGCCATCTATAAAGAGTTCTTTTACTTATACTAAAAGCATCAAGTGTTGCTTTTAGACCATATTGTAAATAGAAATTTATTATCTTTAATCTATGCTGTGCTTCATCTATTCTCATAGATACAGTGTAGCCAAACTCTTTAAATTTCTTAAAACCTTTTATAGCATTAAAGAGATAATCTGTTTGCAC